GGCATTGGTGCAACTAATAATGAATTTCGAATGCCATGTATTTGAATTAATTGTTTTAATTTATCCCAGTCATATCGTTTATTAGATGGGTTGATTCCCCATAAATCGAATTGTAATTCTCCGCGACTTGCAGGTGAACCTTGAAACGTTTCATATGGACCATCAATTAATGCCATTTCGTATGACTGTTCGAGTGCTGCATGATATATTGTTTCAAATATTCGTTTATTAATAGTTTTTGAAGCATCAGATGTAAATGGTAGATTTAATATCATAAATATATCAGCTAATCCTTGAATTCCAATTCCAATTGGTCTATGTCTCATATTACTAACACGTGTTTTTTCTGTAGGATAAAAGTTAACATCAATAATGCGATTTAGATTATATGTAATGATTTTAACGACGCTATGTAAATTATCATAATCGAATCCATCAAGCATTTCATTATTAATAAATGTTGGTAGTCCAATGCTTGCTAAATTGCACACGGCAGTTTCATTTTCGTCAGAATATTCAATGATTTCACTACATAAATTGGATGATTTAATAGTTCCTAGATTTTGTTGATTCGATTTGCGATTTGCTGCATCCTTATATAATAAATATGGTGTACCGGTTTCCATCTGGGCATCCATCATTTGAAACCATAATTCACGTGCTTTAACTGTTTTTCGTCCTTTACCTGCAATTTCATATGATTCATATAATGTTACAAATTTATCACTATGAACGTCAGCTAATCCAGGACACTCATCTGGACACATTAATGTCCAATCACCATTTGTTTTCACACGTTCCATAAATAAATCAGGTATCCATAATGCATAAAATAAATCACGTGCTTTTAATTCTTCATCTCCATGATTTTTACGTAATTGTAAGAAAATCTCAATATCAGCATGCCATGGTTCTAAATAAATAGCGAAACTACCATTACGTTTTCCACCACCATTATGTACTAATCCATTTTGTAATAAATAATTATGTTCAGTTTTCATTTGTAAATCATATACAATGCCTGAATATGAATGTTTTGTAATGTCTTTAATTTTAATCATAATAAAATCATTGTATTTAAATGCATTAGGTGAACATTCTCCTAATCTTAATTTTAAGAATGCAACATCATTCATAATGTCAATGTGAACATTACTACCAATTCCATCTAAAATACGTTTAATTTTAGTTTCTGGTAAGAATAACCATCGTTTACCAATGCAATAATTACATGTTGTGTTGGTAAAATCACTCTTATTAAATGGTAAATTAACATTAATATTCCATGTTATAGAATTATACATATCATGTCCATTTATAGATCGTTCATATTTAATTAATTTTTCATCTAGATACATCGCTAATTGATTAATTTGTTCAGGTGGACTAGATACGCAATAATTGATTAAATTTGAATTTATATGACATGCGTTATCGAGACCAGATAATATAATGCCATATATATAACAAATTTCATCGGTTAATTCTGTAAAATCAACTATATGATTAGGTATGGATAATGCGACCCAATCATTTTGTCTTAAATGTTTCGCATCAATCCATGTTAAATTTGAAGTTCCATTTTTCATATCTTCGATTGTATGAAAAGGTTTATTTTCAATGGCATAAACTGGATGTTCAGGTGTGATGTTTAATTTTGAACCATAATTTCCATGTAATTTGATATTTAACATTGGACCATCATAACAATGTTCTAGTACATTTTGTATAGGCTCGAATCCACCAGTACGATTAAATATATTAGTAACTCCTGCGATGCAGTCTTGTATTTCGATAGGTCCTTCGGTAGTATAAATAATACTACATGGATGTACACATTGGTCAACATATTTTGCAGTATTATTAAATACTTTCAACATAGGGACAATTCCATTAGATGAACCATTAGTACCTCGTATATGACTGCCAGATGCACGTACATTATGTATATGTAATCCAATTCCACCAGCCCATTTAGATATAAGTGCACAATCTTTTAATGTATTATATATCCCTGAAATACTATCACTTTCCATTGCCAATAAATAACATGATGATAATTGTGGATGAGGGGTTCCGGTATTGAATAATGTGGGGGTTGCGTGTGTAAAATATTTTTGAGACATTAAATTATATGTTTCATGTACTTTTTCCAAATTGTCACCATGTATGCCGATACTAACACGTAACCATAAATGTTGTGGACGTTCAACAATAATTTTATTAATTTTCATTAAATATGCACGTTCCAATGTTTTAAATCCAAAATAATCAATTAAATAATCTCTGGAATAATCGCACATATTATCATATTCATTTTTATACAATAATACATTTTTCATAAAATCTGCAGTAACAATTGGAGTATGAACTCCATGTATATCTACATTATCATGTAATGATTGCATTACATCTACAAATGATTCAGATGTATTTTTATGATGATTTGATATAATAACACGCCCAGCCAATATATTGTAATCTGGATGAATACTTGACATTGATGCACATTGTTCGGTAGTTAATTCGTCTAATTTGGTGGTGGAAATGCCTGAATATATTTGGTCAATTACTTTCATAGCGAGTGATGTATAATTCATTTTAATATTAACTTCTTGACCTACTGCCTTTATGCGTCTTAGAATTTTATCAAATGATACAATTTCAATATCTCCATTTCGTTTAGTAACATACATTTCATCATCATTTTCTAAATTATGTGTCATTATTATAAATAGTATTTATGGTTAATAATAATGAATAATAATATTTATATAGTTGTTTGTTATTTTATTATTTATTGGATAATTGAATTTCCATTTTCATCTAAACGTATAATGCATATTTGTTTTGATTGATTAAAATTATTATATGATGTATGTTTATTAATTCGATGTTCATGTCCATTTATTCTTTCGTCTAATATGGTATTCCATACATTTTCGATTATTGATATTGTAGAATTAAACCATTGTTTATTACGTGGAATTAATACACATGAAAATTCATCTAAATACCAATATATTGTGTCTATTAATTTATAATTATGTGAATTCATATCACATGTTTGGTCATTTATCCAATTATTTATACATTGTGATTCTATAACAATATTTAATGGCATGTATTTATAAATAGGACTCATAGATTGTGTATTATCACAATTCATAATTTCATAAAATTGTAGCATAATACCTTTATATTCTCTCATGTCATCATTGTAAAATAGGTATTCATTTTCATATTCTTTGAATCGAGTTTCGACAAAATCACATTCATCTAAGTTACATGTTTCCATTTGTATTTGAGTTTGTACCCAATATTCATCTTTTGGAATTCCAGTAATGTCACGATTTACTATATTTTTAATTTCAAGCATTCTTCCATATAAATGACAATTTGGGTCTATGTTAATTCCGTCAGGTGACGCACCAATAAATGAATGTTTCGGATGTTGAATGCATCCAAATTCACCAATTCTAGTATTGTATTTATGTTCATATATAAGTGCAGATACCGGTTCATATTTTACTCCCCAATGTAATGATGTCCCTGTATTTACATTTGAGAATATACTTGTATACATTAAAGGTTTGCATTTTTCACATATAATGCTATTTACTGATGCAGGTGTACCAAGTGCTTTATGTAATGAACTTGCTGTAATTAAATTATATCTAAATTTATACCAATCAGGGGTTCGTTGTGCAGGTTGTTCAATTTGTTCTAAATTTGTAATAATACATTCTAATTCAAGTTTACGTATAGATGTTATTATTTGTGGTGTAGTTGTTGTACGTCTCGGGATATCATAGAAATCTAGAAAATAATCTGCAACTTGTTTAATATATTCAGTTAATTCATTAAATTGTAGATTATCTATATCATCATCATCATCATATAAATCAGCAAATATAATTTCAGTAGTACTAATAATCATTTCATTGTAAAATTTACATGACATTAATCTAAATACATTTTGTTGAATATATTCATCAAACAATTCATATATCGTTATGGTAAGTTCAGTAATGTCATCTTCACTTTCAATGTAATCATCATCACTTTCAATAGAATCATCATCGCTTTCAATGGAATCATCATCACTTTCAATAGAATCGTCTTCAATTTCAATTGAATCGTCTTCACTATCAATGGAATCATCATCACTATCAGTTGTTTCATCATCACTATCCGTTGTTTCAAAATCACATTCTATATATTCATAGTTATTTATCATTATTGTATATATATATCATAATATATCTATATCGATTCATCAATCTTAATCGATTCTCGATTCTTCTCGGTAATTCGTTTTGGTGTTAATGATTTTAATGTAGACACACGCTTATTGTCTGTATATTTTAATGAAAAACAATTACTAGTTGTATTGAAATATAGTGCTGGTATAGATGAAATAATTCCGTCAGTTTTGTTGTATATGACATCTTTTGACCTGTTTAATTTATTATTATCTAAATTATGAACGAATAATTTGATTAAGGCAGATATAAATTTATGTGATAATTCATTATCCTTTCCATATGTTTCTGCAAATTCATGTAATTTAATAAGTTTGGTTGGTTTATCGAGTTTGAGCCAACCTTCCATTTTATTCTGTTGTTTCTCAATTTCTAAAAACTTTTCTATATTATCCATAGAATTATCATCTACTGTGTGGTTATATTTTGCATGTGCATTAATCATTATATATGAACTATATCTTTATATTATATAATGTAATATGTCTATCTCATTTTTTATATTATTATATTACAGCATTGTGAAAAATTGATTATGTATTATTAAGTATTTTAATAATACAAAACAAATATATGTAAAATGACAAAACCTACACGCGATGAACAATTCAGAAATTCAATTTCAAATTTCATGACGAATTCACTTGCTTATGAAAATCTTAATTATAATATAAAATGTAAAACAACGAATTTAAGAAAATCAATTCATGAATATGAATTAAAAATACCAAAAGAAACATGCATTGCAACTATAAACTCATCTACTATTAATGACATTATATATTCAAATCAGGAGTTACCAATAAACTCTACATTCATTGACGATTTAATCACAACATTTAAACCATATGTACAATTTATTGATGGTAATTTTATTTCTGGTACAAAGGTAATTGTGCCAGATGAATTATTATTAAATGACCCTGTAGATATTATTAAAATAAAGGTATTTTATTCGACCAAAACTAAAATTCTTCCCTATCCATTGATGTCATTATCAACTACTGAATTGATTGATGATTTAAAATCACAGAATGTTGATATATTACATCGTAATAAAGTATTAACTTATAAAAATCAGAAATTAATAAACAATCAATTTTATTATGAAAATGAAATTAATGAACACAAATTGGAAATTAAAGAATTGCATAATATGTTAGATGACGTTGAGAATCAATATGCTACAAAATGTAGTCAATATAATAATATGAAATCTGATTACTCTAGATTTATACATGACCAATATATTCACCATAATCGAATTATTAGTAATTTTAGAAAATTGTATAATAATATGAATATAAAGGAGGATTGTCCTGTTTGTTATGATAAAATCAAATCAAGTGAATTATTTATGCCAATATGTGGACATTCAATATGCATTAAATGTAGCATGTCATGTAAATCAAAATGTCCTATTTGTAGAGAATCGTATCATGGAATTGACGACTATGTTTATAAAAATGTATAACCCAATCTAATATAATAATAAAAAAA